CTCCAGCATCGTCGATATGCTGGCGATGGTCGATGAGTTCACGCACGACATCGAGCTGAACGGGATGCTGATCGAGGTGAAGACAAAGCGCCGCAGGCAAGCTCCGCAGCCTCACTGGATGGTGTCGCTCGGGATGGCGTCATGGAAGCGGCAGGCGCAGTTCTGCGACATCCTCGCCTTCGCGCAGGTCACGCCAGACCTGACACGGGGCTGGGTGCTGGGCTACACGACGCCAGAGATCATGGAGAAGCGGGGCCGCGTCATCTTGGCCGGCGAGCCGGAGGGCGACAACGGGTTTGTGGCCCGCGCCGATATGATCAGCATGGAGATCAAGGAACTTTGGGAGGAGTGTCCGCTATGGTGAGGAAGCCGACGAGGAAGCAGATCGAGGACGCGAAGAAATACGACCCGCGATCCACGGACTATGGGAAGCCCTACACAGCCGCCGTGATCGGCGCTGTGACGCCTCTGGACCGCAAGGCGAGGGAGATGCAGGCGAAGTGGGGCGACCGTCTGCGAAGCCTCGTGCCACCTCCAATGGCGCTTCGGTTCTCGCAGGTCTACGAGGAGCTGCACGAGGCCATGCTGGCCGAGAACGCCGTGAAGTGCGCGGAGATCGCCACGCGGCTCATCAAGGCGTGGGACATCTTGGAGGGGGCCGCGATTGACGCTGGCCATAGCCCGCTGCCGGAGCGCGAAGCCTTCGCGGTGGTGTTGGGCGATGGGCGCGGCCAGTGCATCGCGATCTGCGGGCCGAGGGCCGACGTGGCAACGGTGAGGCGCGAGAACCCGACGTGGGTGGTATATTCGGCGGAGGACGCGGCTCGGGTCATCGTGGCAGCGTCAAACGAGATCGTGGAGGCCGCACTGCGGAGCTTCCCGAGTGCGCGGATTACGAGGATCAGCGGGCAGGATTTAGGGGACGGGGATGACATACCATTTTGAGATAGACGCGCTGCGCCCAGAGGATGCGGCGGAGATACTGTGGGCGATGAAGCGCGGCGATGTGGTGCGCTACGCCTACCGCGCCAACCTTGGCTGGGACCACGATCCAGATCGCTGGCTTGGCAATGCCATGCGGCGTCTGGCTGATGAGGGTGCGTTTGTGCTGTTCATCAAGGCCGAACGTCCAGCGGATCACAGGGCAGACTTTCGGCGGTTCCACTACTGCGCCAAGCGCACGGGACGCATCATTCAACTCAACACGATACGGCGCATCTTGCGGGTCGGGCCATCAGGGGAAAAGGCATGAACAGAAGCGATATCTTGGGGGCCGCGCTCGGCCTGATCGACGGGCAGCGGCAGGATGACTACGGGCCAGTCGAGGAAAATTTCCGGCGCATCTCGGTCGGCGTGAACCTGATCGCCGAGGAGGCGATGCGGACGCATGGCAGGGTGACGCGAGAGCATTACGCGCTGATGATGATCTGGATGAAGATGGCGCGGCTCTTGGAGACCATTGATCACGCGGATAGCTGGGTCGACATCTGCGGCTACGCAGCTCTTGGCGGCGAGATGGCAACGAAGGGGCAGGGCGATGGGCAAGCTGACTAGGGAGCGCATTGCGGCGCTGGATGAGTATGGCGAGGACACGCTATTCGAGCGCATCCTCTCGGGGCAGACGGTGCGATCCATCGTGCTTGGCGACAACATCGGCTGGCGTGCGTTCTATAGCTGGCTCAAGCAGGCGGACGGACGCGAGGAGCGCTACAAGGCGGTCCTCGAGCAGGCGAGCCACGCGATAGCAGCGCGAGCCGTGGATACGGCGCAGGCTGCGACGCCTGACATGGTGAACGTGGCGCGTCTACAGGTGGACACTGACAAGTGGTATGCGGCCAAGCTCAACCCGATCTACGACACACGGGCCAAGGAGGTCAGCGTGACGTTGCGCGTGGAAGACCTACACGCTCAGGCGGCTGCGCTGATCAGCGCCGAGGTGGAGAGCGAGGTCATCGACAGCGCGGACTACGAAGAGGTCGAGCATCGTGGCGACGAGGAAGCGTAAAAGGCGCTGCGCGACACACTGGCGTGGCGCCGCGCCCGCGTGCGGGGGCGATGCTGCGCCGCAGCGCTTTCCACCGCGGTGCGGCAATGCAAGCGCGGCATTTTGCTACTTGCGCGATAGCTGCGGCGCAGAAACGGGGCAATCTGCAACGCTTCCGCGCTAACACGTTGATATTGCACACACATCACGAATACGGCATGTTACATAATGCGGATTATGCGCCTTTCGAGGCGCTTTTGGCGCCGCAGCGCAGCATCCTGACGCCGCATCGCAGCACCCCCCCCTTTTCTCTGGCGGCGGGGGGCGACCGTGCCCTAGCCCCGCACACATCGACCCACCCCCCCCCTACGCCGCCTCGCCACAGCGCTGGCACCCTGAAAATTTTTGCGTATAATCGCGGCACCCTACAGGAGACACGCCGTGGAGAGAGCGCCCAACAACCCTGCCGCCAACCCCTTTATTGCGCTGGCACAGCGCTACAGCCGCGACCCCGTGCTATTTGCCCGCGAGGCGCTGGGCGTCGAGCCGGACGAGTGGCAAATCGAGTTCCTGCGTGCCGTCGCCGACCCGAAGAAGCGCCGCATCAGCGTCCGCTCTGGCCACGGCGTGGGCAAGTCGACAGCCGTCGCCATCGCGGCGGTCTGGCACATACTCTGGCGCACCCCGTCGAAGGTCGTGATGACCGCGCCCACGTCGGCGCAGTTGTTTGACGCCCTGTTCGCGGAGGTGAAGCGGCTGATTAAGCGCCTGAAGCCGCCACTGAGCGACTTGCTGGAGGTGAAGAGCGACCGCATCGAGAGCAAGGCGTCGCCATCCGACACGTTTATTTCGTGCCGGACGAGCCGCGCCGAGCAGCCCGAGGCTCTGGCCGGTGTCCACTCGCCGCACGTCCTGCTGATCGCTGACGAGGCGTCTGGCGTTCCCGAGGCGGTGTTTGAGAGTGCCGCCGGCTCGATGTCTGGCCACAACGCCACGACGATCCTGACCGGCAACCCGACCCGCGTCAGCGGGCTGTTCTACGAGACGCACCACCGGCTGCGCGATGACTGGTTCACGATGCATGTCTCCTGCTTGGATTCGCCCCGCGTGAGCGATGACTTTGTGCGCGAGATGAAGGATCGCTACGGCGAGGGGTCTCCGGCGTATCACGTCCGCGTTCTGGGCAATTTCCCGCCCGCCGAGGATGACACGGTGATCCCGATGGAGCTTGTCGAGGCGGCCCTGAACGCGGAGATCACGGTGGCGGAGGATGCGCGGGCCGTGTGGGGCTTGGACGTGGCTCGGCACGGCAACGACAGCTCGGTGCTGTGCAAGCGTCAGGGGCCAGTCGTGCATCCGCTGAAGGTGTGGCAGGGCTTGGACCTGATGCAGCTCGTCGGGGCGGTGAAGATTGAGTTCGACACGATGCCCCCGTCGAAGCGGCCCGTGGAGATCATCGTGGACAGCATTGGGCTTGGCGCTGGTGTTCTGGACCGCTTGCGAGAGCTGGGGCTGCCAGCGCGGGGCCTGAACGTGTCCGAGAGGGCCGCGTCCAGCGCGATCTACGCGAATATGCGCGCTGAGCTGTGGTTCAAGGCCAAGGAGTGGCTGGAGGGCCGCGATGTGAAGCTGCCTCGCGACGAGAAGCTGGTCGGCGAGCTTACCGCGCCGCGCTACTCGTTCATGTCGTCTGGCAAGATCAAGGTGGAGAGCAAGGACGACATGAAGAAGCGCGGGCTGAAGTCGCCAGACCGTGCGGATGCCGTGTGCCTGTCACTGGCCAGCGACCACACGACGATGGCGTATGGTTTTTCCGCGGCGGGCGGGTGGGCGAAGCCGTTGAAGCGGGGGATCAGGGGCGTGGTGTGACCCACCACCGGTGCGGAAGACCACTTTCCCCACCACCCTTACGCCTCACGGCGTAAAAGAGTGGTGGGGAAATGTCAACGGTCTCTGGAGCATCTTGATTTTTAGGCTGGCAATGAAAAGGGGGCCGAAGCCCCTTGTTATTTCAGAATTCCCAGAAGGCGATCCTTGGCAACGCGCATTGCGTCTTTTTCTTTTTGCGTTGCCATGCCAGCGCAATCGTGCTGAAGCGCCTCTAGCTTCGCGATGATGGTGTCCAGTTTTTTCTGCTGTGCTGCGGTCATCTGCTTGTCTCCTGTGGTGTGGTGGGGGCCGAAGCCCCCTGTTGTTATGCTGCGCGCTTCGCTCGCTCAAACATCTCCCTTGCGATGGCATCCACAACCATCTTGTAGGCCGCGTCAAAGCGAGCGTTCTCCCCCGCAAGGTTGAGGATCGTGTATGCCGCCAAGCCGTTCATCAGATCGCTGTCCTGCGTCTTGTGTCCGCGCTCCGCCATCGCTACGGCGAAGGTGTGGCCCATCTCTTTGACCTCGGCGAAAGCGTTTTCCTCGCTGATCATCTCGATGCCGCCGTTGGCGTTGCGGTATG